CAATGAGGTCGGCCTCGGTAGCGGTATCGCTTAATAAGTGGATACTACCTAACGCATTCTCCGCAGTCACCCGCAGCAAATCGTCCTTGGGCATCTTGGCGGTGCCGCTGGGTCCGTCCACGGGTATCACGTCGCCCGTGCGGAACGAGGTGATGCTTGTCGGGAGGTTCTTGATGCTCCCAAGTGTATTTTGCGCGGTCTTAGCGAGAAGATCGTCTTTAGACATCTTTCGTGTCTTGTTGGTAGCTCCATCGACTGCTATGAAGTCGTCTGCTGCAAAGTCGGTAGCGGTATTCGTGAGCTCGTGTATCTGCTTGTCCATAGTCTATAATTCCTTCTCTATACTGATTATTTATACTATCTGAGGATAGCAAGCTAAGCGTAAGTGTATCGAAATCTGAGTCTCAGAACTGGGATCTCGCGATCTGAACCGAAGTACACTATGTTGTTGCTGTCATCCAGCACATTGTCGTCGAATATGACCTTCAATATCGGATATGCGTATGGAAGAGCGTCAGTGATCTGCTCTATCGTAGCTCTTCTCGACCTGACTAGATCCATGAGCATGTAGTAGAACGAGTTCTCGCTAGCGCTGTACTGCAAGTCCGTCGAGTCAGCTCCTCTACGGAGGAATGTCTCTAAGCGGACGATCTGTGACTCGCTGGATATAGTCTCTGGCCTCTCTAGCAGAGCTGTCAGTCTCTCGTACTCTTCGTTAGCTATTCTTCTAGTCTCTTCGTCTCTAGCGTACTGAGCAGCTCTCAGAGCTTCTTGACGCTGCTCTTCTAGCTCAGCGATCTCACGGTCGTTGATTCCAGATGTGAAGTCTATCTTGTATGGCAGCTCGATCGGTCTCTGGTCAGTCCAGTCGACGACCTTCTTGCTGCTCAGCCAGTCTTCGATAGCGCTCAAGATAGTCTTGTTGACTCCAGACAGATTTCCTCTCTTGTACAGCGAGTCTTCCTCTACGATCAGATCTGTGAAGAATCTAGGATCGACTACTGGAAGACCGTTGACTTGGAGATAGACGTTGTCGTCGTCAGCGCTGTACTTGACGATCAAGAACGTCTGGGGAGCTGCAGATCCGTCCTGGACCTGCAGAGTGAAGTTCTGCCCCTCCATCTCGGAGAACACGTCTCTCAGATCGTTTCCTCTCATGTCGCGAACTGAGAAGATCAGAACGTCTTGACGAGTCTCTGCCTCTCCGATGTCGATTCGATAAGTCTTAGTCTCGCCTTTGATCCAGTCAGAGACCTTGATGTCGATGTCAGCTCTCTTAGCTTCTGGAGTTCTCAGAATCTGCGTCATGATGTCGGACTTGTACACTCGAGTTCCGAAGGACACGCTCTCGCTCAGCCACTGATACAGACTCCCTTCGATCTCGGTCTTGACTGCGCTCATGTCAGCGTGCCGGTCGACGGTCACGTCTCCGACAACGTCATAGTAGTGGAAGATCGGAGGAACAGACAGAAGCTTAGTCCCAGTCATCATTCTTCCGTCAGCTTGTGATCTTATCTTCTTGCACCACTGTCCGAAGACAGTGCCGTCTCGATACTGGTCAGAAGCTGCGCTCTTAGGCGCGCAGATGATCTTCACGAAGTCGATGAGATGGCTCATGTAAGTCTGGTAGTCGACGTACAGAGAAGTGCTGCTCAGATCTTCATCCTCGTCGAATACGTTGACTGGTCTCCACTGTCCGTCTGACTGGCGGTACACGTCAGAGAAGAGAGAGTACAGAACGAAGTTAGAGATTCCTGGTATGTGATCTGCGTCGTATGCTTCTAGCTGGTTCTCTCCATACGCTACAGCGTGCTTCACGAGGATCGGATCAGTCAGAGTGAGAAGCCATGACTTGAAGTCCGGCAGAGTGATGAGCTTTCCTGAAGATGCGAAGTACAGCTTAGAGTTTATCTTCATCGATCTCTGTGACTCGAAGTCCTGTCCTCCGTGGATAGCGCTCTCGAACAAGAACGTCACGTTGCCGCTGACGTTCGTCATGCTCCCCGCACCCGATGCGTATATCTTTCCGGCAGGTCTGAGCTCTGAACCAGCAGCGTCTGGATAGTTAGCGTCTGAGCCGTCTGTGCTGAGATACTGCACGACGAGCTTCTGAGAGACGCTAGTGAGTCCTGGAGATACGTTCACTCCGTTTCCGAAGGTGATCTGGACAGTCTTGTCCCAGTTCGACTTGACACAGCACACGTTCTTGACGCCGCTCTTGATCTTGCTGTTCAGCTCCACAGCTTCGTCTTCTATCTCGTACAGACCAGAGTCTGACATAGCTTCAGCCTCAGTAGCGCCTATTCCTATCTTGCAGACTCCGTACTTCTTGTCATACTGTCCGTCTACGCTAGCGAACGGATCCCTGATGCCGTACCAGTTAGAGAAGCTCAAGTCGTCTATGTCGTACCTCTGGTACGCTTGCCCTATCTGGCTAGACTCTGTCATAGAGTCGATGATCTTCTTGACCTTCTTTCCTTGAACGACTCCTATGCGAAAGAGCTTGCTTGAAGTCACAGCGTCTACTCTGCCGTCTAGCGCTATGTATCCCTCGCGCTGAGTCGTGTAGCCGTTGACTGCGAAAGCTATCCTCTTTCTCCACGAAGGATCTTGACCGTCTGCTACGTCTCTAGCGGTGAGAGTGTAAGAGTAGCACGCGTCTAGCATGAAGTCGTGACCGTTGAACGTGAACGTCAAGCTGTCGCTGTTCAGCCAGATCGTGTCTCCAGCCTTGACTGCGCGCGGCAGTGGACCTCGAAGCTCTATCGAGATGTCAGCGACCGCTGGAACTGGCCTCTTTGGTTGATAGCCGAGATTGTGAGACAGCTTGATGTGGCTAGAGTCTAGCTTAGCAGAGTCGAGATAGTTCTCTTCTGCGGTTCTCTGAATGTAGTAGTTAGTCATGTCCATCACGCCAGCTAAGAACTCCTGAAAGTAGGAGTATATGCTAGCGTGACTGAGGTTCTTGAATCTCTCGTCGGCCAGAACTCGGTTGTTCCAGTCGGCTAACATCGTCTCGTGGCTCAGATTAGTGTACTCTAGACTCATGATGCATTGCGCCTTCTATACAGGTTATTTATACCTATGGGCGCAGCGCAGATCGGTCAGATTCTGCTGTCAGACAGCCATTCTGGCTTGAAGTCGTCTATGCTCATGCTCTCAGCCATCTTCTTGAGCTCTTCGATGCTCTCGCTTCTCTTACCTAAGAGCTTCTCGACAGAGAGCATGTTGTTCGCGTTAGCGGCATTTATAGCGTCTTCGAGACCGAGCCTGAAGCAGCGGTTGAGTCCCAAGGAGCGGAACCAAGCTTCGCGCTCAGCCAAGTAGCGCTGCTTGTCGGTAGGAGCAGACACAGCGCTGAGAGCAGGCAGATCTCCGCCGACATCCTTCATGAGGAACTTGCCGCCGTTTGCTGACAGGTGCAGGAAGTGCGAGCACTCGTGAATGAATATAGCGAGATCCTCGTCAGTGTCGAACTTGAGCGTGTTCGTGGTAGCGTCCAGGTACTTGTCCGAGAGATAGAGGATGTTCACGAACTTGCGCTCGGTGAAGAAGCCCCCGACTCCGCGACGTTCCAGGACCTTATGTTCCTGGAAGACGATCGAAGCGTATCGAGCGGATGTTATCTTGCCCTGGATGAGCGCCCAGAGCGGAGCGAGCTTAGGGTTCGCGACCTTGAGAAGGGCGACTTTGGAGCGGGGATAGATCTTGCGGTTGTCTAACATATCTGGTCCTTGTTAGCGGGTTCTACATATGAAATATAGGAAAATTTTGTGAAAATCTAAATAGAAAAAGTTGAGATTTTTCTCATTTTAGGGGTTTAGATAGTGCTTAAACTTTCATATATTTCATCAAAAAGGATAAGTATGAATCAGGAGCTTAGAGACGCTATAGAACTTCTAGAGAGAAGTGGATTCTCTGTCTCAGAGAAGAGACTAGACGAAGGAATCGATATAGACTACGAGGATCGTAGAGTCATCTATAATTCTTCTCATCAGAAGAATGTCGACACTTCGATAGAGAATAATCCGACAATCGATGACAGTGTCTTGAAGGGAGTATCTGTATGGTCGGTGTTCAAGCGAAAGCTAGGTGGGCTGTTTGACGGAAATCCTCTAATCTATGCTCTTAAAGGAGAGAAAGGGTGGAAATTCAGAAGCGAGTATGATAAGCTGCAGATT